ATTCAGCGCCGACTGCAAGTCAGTCTGAGTCGAGAGCGTGCCGGTGATGGCGCCCCATGCTACCGAGGTCGCAGGGGTGACGCCGCCCACATTGACCACCCAAGAGGCGTATGTACCTGACCCGGTGTGGTGGTTAACGTCCACGGTCAGGACGCCAGTGCCAGAGTTGTACGTCAGTACCTCGCCGTGCATATGGTTCGAGGCGTCGTAAGAAATCGTGATGTTCTGGGTCGGCGTGTACGAGAGGCCCGTGCCGATCGTGAAGGTCTTGTTGCCGTTGCTGACAGTGTTGCTCGTCGTCGAGGTCGTCAGGTATCGGTCGCCGACTACAGGGGTCGCCCAGATGGAGTCGTAGTTCGTGCCGCTCTGCTTGGTCAGGACTTGGCCAGTGCTTCCGGCAACAGGCTGGCCTGCCGCAATCACTGCGTAGGTCGACGCGGCAGTGGTGCTGAGGAGATAAGGAGACAGTGCCGTCGTGACATCAGCCGCAGTCTGGAACCCGCTGGGGTTGGTCTGGAGGTAGTACGTCGAGGCCGCAGCTGAGGTCGTCAGGTACGAGGACATTCCCGCCAGAGTCTGGTAGGTGCTGGCCGCCGTGGCCGAGGTCAGGTAAGCCGACAGGTCAACGGCCAGATTGCCAGCCGTGACAGCTAGGGGAGCCGAGACGCTGGTGATGTAATCAGCAGGAAGGGTCAGCCAGCCAGTGTCGTAGTTTACCCCAGATAATTTCTGAAGTACCTGCCCGGTACTACCGCCAACAGCCACGCCTGCACCTGTTGCACCAGTAGCGCCTGTGGCCCCTGTGGCCCCTGTGCTACCCGTTGGGCCTTGGGGGCCAGGTACACCGACCGAACCGTCCACGCTACCAGTGATAGCCGTGATTGTGCCGGTGACCGTGGACTGATCGGCGGCAAACGTGCCGGAGATAGTCCCGAAGGTCGAGGCCGTCGAAGTAATCGTCGCGTCAGGCATGGCGGCGATTAGGCAGTGACTACGGAGACAACGTTAACCCTGAAAACCTCGGTGCGCGAGATGGCCGTAGGTGGGCCGGGAAAGACAAACTTGATGTCCCAGCTAGACTGGCCGATAGACCAGTCTGAGGTAGAGCCAGGATAGACCACAGTGAAGGACAGGCCGTCATTGGCAATCGTGACCGTCAGCGCATAAAGGTTTCCGCAGTGATCGCGGATATCCGAGGTAATGGTCGTAGCCAGTAGGTTCACAGGGCCAGAAGCCCCAGGAGTCCAAGCGAAAGTGCAGGCAAACGTGTTACCCTGTGATAGACTTACAGTTGTAGCCATGCTACTTATTGCGGGAAAAGTAGGGTTTAGGTGGTTATGTTCATTCCGCTAATGGCGTTAATCGGCGTCCCGCCCGACTCATCTGCTGGAGTCCCAGCAATATTGACGACACTTGTGTTCATTGGGGCCGTAATTGAAAATGTGAAACTTGGGTTTAGCGACCAACCGCCCACGGTTCTGCCGATCATACCAGCCAGAACAAAGTCTACGTCCATAGATGAGTAAAAGCCAACTTGGCAGGCATTGCCCGGGGGCGGCGGCACTTGGTCGATATGGATAATCGGGTAGTATTTATTTGCGTTGCTTGGTACAGTCGGAAACGGCGAACCCAATAAAAAGCCATTTTTAAGAAAGCCGCCTTCGTTATTTGTAAAATAGAAACCCGCTGCCCACTCGTGGTTAAAATCTTCGTTAACCGTGGGTTGGTAGTATTGATTTCCAGGCGTAATTTGCCCCATTGGTGTGCGCATACATGCCCAAGTATTAAAGCCTCCGAACGCAGTCGCATCTGGCCCTCCGATTAAAAAGCCCATTATACGCGGGCGAAGTAGTATTGCGCTGTCTGCGTTCCCAGCTTGAGGCGGTCAGCCCACAGCGATCCTGTAACGATCTGCGTGACGGTCGAGCCGTTGACAGTGGCGATAAGGATATAGCCGTCCGTGTCCGTGTCGGGCGGTACAGGCGTACCCATGTCCCACTCGAAGCCGGTCGCGTCTGGGAAGTTTGGCGAAAGGTAGGGGTGCTTGATCCATACGTCGTAAGCGCCAGAAGAGACCGTGATGGTGCTGGCTATGTTGCCAGGGATGACGTTGTTCGTCGAACCAGTTACGATGCTGTACGTGTCAGAGCCACCAGCCGTACTGTCGAAGACGACCTGATAAGGATGGGTTGCGACCGGCTCTGGGATGCACGTTCCGCCGTCGTATTGCACCGAGATGTTTGTGGCACTGGTCATCTCGATCATGCCGCTAGTGGTGACGTCACCAGAGAAGCCAGTGCAAGCCACGCACTCGGCCTTGTTTGCAATCTGGTCCCAGTCAGACGCGTCGTTAACGTTGTACGGATCGGTGGCCTCGTCCTCGTTAGGCACGTTCCTCAGCTGAACCATCCCAGCCTGCATCGGCGTGGTCAGGTCGATGTTCCCGGTGTGGTACTGTTTGATGATAAAGTCGTAAGAATAGGCAGTTACGCCAGCAGTGTTAAAACTAAGCAAGGGCACGTTGAGGCCCGCTAGTTCATTGCAGAAAGTTACGTAGTAAGAGTTCTCAGTAGTGCGGCTGACCTCCACATTCCCGGTAAAGCCGATGACGACCGGGTTGCCATCAATTGTAAACGTGATGCCTGGGATTGAGTTGAGGCACTCGGCCAGCGCCAACTCGTTGGAGTATATAGGCGGTACGTCCGTAACAGGGAAGGGGATAACCGAGGTAGATGCCCCGATGCTAATAGCCACAGCGCCGCCAGAGGCTCGACCCACAAGCAGGACGTGCTGGACTTGGTTCTGGACTAGCGGGATGCCTGGGCGTTCTTGAACGCAGGTCATCGTGAACGTGTTAGCCGTGGCTGTGATGTCGGCAATGGCCTTGTAGCTGTAGCCTAACTTTCGGGGGTTCAGCCAGGAGGTGTGACAATGGCCCCAGTCGAAAGGCAGGCCAGCCGAGGCCGCGTCGTAGCCAGTCATCTTCTGGACGTTCATCGTTTGGACGTACACAGAGGGGCCGGGGTCAACCGTGACCTTGTTCGTATCGGCGGTGTTAGACGTAGCAATCAGGGCCAGCGTCGGGAGGCCAGTGTTGACCACCGAGGACGAAGAGAAAGGCGCAACGCCCACGTCCACGTCCCACTTGAACGCCCATAGCGTCATTGGGTCGTTAGTGTCCGCTAACTGATAGCCGCCCCCTGCTTCCATGTACCACTCAGGGTTATAACTTGGGTCCTGATAGGGCGAGATCGGATTAAGGTCGCCGTAGTGCCGCGTACCGCTTGGGCAGATTTGTACCTTGTCGGCGAACGCCTGCATAATCCGCGTGTCAGCGCCCGACTTGATAATCGGCATAAAGCTCGACGTGTAGCCAATAGCCCCGACACCGATCTGAAGGTAGCGCTGCCCAGCAACGCTTAGAATCTGGCACTCAAAAGGGGCGGGCTTGCCGCCAACGCCGATGTTATAGACCAGCTGCTCGGGAAGTTGGAGCGTGTTGCCAAATTGCGGGGCAAAAACCAAAGGGTCGCCAATGGGGGGTGTCCATGGTTTATCAATATCCAGAGTGAATCCGCTAGACGAAGCCGATAGGGAGTATCCGTCGCCGGGCTGGATGTTGCTCATGGTTTAGATGAATCTGTTATCTCGATATACAGAGTCGTTCCAACCTGGCACACTATACCGCACCTCGTAATTAACCTTATACAGCAGGCCGTAGTCCTGAACGTTGACCTGAGAGAGTAACAGCTGGTTAAACGAACCGTTAGGCGCACTCGAAATCCAAGAAGTACCTGCGTAGTCTGGGACAATCTTAGGCAGGACGCTGGACCAATCGTTGTCGCGAGAAGTCGTACCAAGGTAGTCTAGCATATTTTGCACCTCTAGGGCTTCGCTTGTGTAGAAGTGGCCCGAGAAGGACGACTGCGGGGCAAGGTAGTTGGTCTTGCCGTAGAAGTGGCGATCAGCGGCTTTGACAAACCCGATGAAGCGGCCACCGTCTGCGTCCTCAAAGCATGAGCCGTTAAGGCCAATGTAGGACTGCTTCTTAGCGATGATTAGGGTCTGCCCGGCAAGTGCCTGCGTGACGTAGCTTGCAGGGGTTTTAATCTCCACCAGTGGTCCGATAGGAGACTGGGCATAAGTGCCAGGAGTGCCAGCAATCATGCCGAAGTAACCGTCCCCACCATTCTGCGAAAAGTTAGGGTTAGTCGTGATGCTCTCAGAGGTCAGGCCGTTAGACGAGGCAACCTCTGGGTTAGTGTAGAGACCTTCGTTGATGGTCGAGTCGATGCCGATATAGTCCACCGTGATAACGGCCATGCCCAGGTTGTCGTAAGTGACGGAGAACTTATGGGCGTTAAGCGCACCGTTAAGCGGACAGGTCGAGCCTCGGTTGCCGACCGAGAGATCGTTATTAGTGTTAGCCTTCCAGACGACCGTAGCCGTAAGTAGGCCGTAGCCGTCGTTACTGAGTTTGCCCCCTGGCTGTTGCACCGGGGTCGTTAGGTCGTTGCCGTAGTCTTGACGTGCCATAAAGTTATTTGCTCTTGAGCATTGATGCGCGGGAAGGAGCCGGAGCGTCGGCGGCGTTTAGCCAGGAGGTCGTGCGGCCACCGCCACCAAGAGAAATCTGGGTGAGAATGTCGTTAGTGCGCTTGGCCTCTTCGAGCTGGGAGGTCATGGCCTCAAGTACCGGGTTAGAGCCTACGCCGATGACGTTGCCAAAGCCTTCAGGGGCTTTGAAGGCGTTGCCGACAGGGCCAGCGCCAGCGGCGGCCATGTCTCCGGCGATGAGGGCTTGGACTTCGTCTTGTACCGCCTTGGACCTAGATGCCGTGAATCCGGCACTAGTCGTTTCAACTCCAAGCATATTTACTCTGGGCTTCTGGCGACTCATAATTTCTTTACCCCTTGGATCGTTCTCTAAGAAACTCCGAGTGACGTCCTCACGGGTCACCTTTGCTTCCTCGGTCTGCTCCTTGGCTTCCTTCTCCTTGTTACGCTTGTTAGCGTAATACTTGTCCTCGGCAGACATCAGGGCGTTAGTCCCTTCGATGGCCGCCTTATTGGCGTCCTCGTGCTTTTTCTGGTTATCGGCAATCATCTTACCGATGAAAGCCATGGCCGTGCCAAGGAGAGCCATTGGGCCGAGGAAGGACAGGAAGATGTCTTTAAAGCCTGAGCCGAACTTCTTGCCGATGCCGTCCATCTGCTTGTCCAGTCCACCGACAGCGGCCTTGGCGCGTCCAGCTACCTGCTCGGCGTTAGTGTCGCCGGTGATGCTAAATTGAATGACGTTGCTCATGGGTTTTCGGTTTCGAGTTTGGCGATCAGGTCTTCGTCTTCCTTGGTCAATACCTTCATGTCAGCGCCTTCGCTGATTGCAAAGCATGAGTGAAGCCAGATGGCCTGCGACTCTGGCATGGTCCACGCGCGCTCTTCGGATACCCCATGGTTCATAAGGTTGCAGACCACGGTCAATACCCAGGGCATCCCGGTAGTGTTGGTGTGCTTGGCCTTCTTCTCCCAGAACTTAGGCCAGGACTCAATTAAGACGAACTCGGTGAAGCGGCACATCTGCTTAACGAAGTAGACTTCGCTGGACTTCATGCGTCCTAAATAGAAGTAGTCCTTTAGGCTGAGTTTCCCGATAGGCTCACCGGCACAGATTTTAACTGCGATCAGAAGGTCGAGCGGACGGACATCCTTACCGGGCGAAACGAACGGAGATTCTACCGCTTCCAGCTGCAAGCGACGAAGCAGGGAGAATGGGTCAACGAACCTGCCAAGCAGCTTGAGGCGGCATGGGTCCGTGAACGCGCTTAGGCAGCGCGGTTCCATCGGTTAGACGACGGCCTCGTAGCCGACGGCAGTAACCGTAATGGAAGAATAACCCTTGTTACTTCCCTTATCCGAAATCTTCGTCACCCAGCCAGAAAAGGCCTGAGCAGCCGAACCACTGGTGTAAGAACTGTCGGTATTAATTCCCACAGTAAAAGCAGCGCCGAGGACTGGCATGGACGTGCTTTTTGCAATCAGTTCAACGGTAATCTGCGTCTTGCGATCGTCGCCGCGCCAAGCAACCGTAAGGCCGTCTTCATCAACAACGGTGGCCTCAGAGTTGAACTCACCGTCATTGGTATAACTTTGCACCACGGCGTTAGAAACGGTGGTGTTTCCCACGCCATAGATGGCACTAATCCCTTGGACGATTGCGGCGCACATAGTATACTTATTGCTTTCGGGGTAAGGTTACGGCTGGGGGTTCACCACGATTAGAATATCGTAGCTGAAGACTGACGCCCATGAGCGCTCGTTAACCCCTTCGTCCTCGGACTGGGGGGTGACATCATAGCATAGGGCATCGCCACCAGCGACGAAGACCGCCTTAATGGCAGTCAGGTCCTGCATCGCCCCGGCAACGGCAGCGCAACGTGCCCGGTGTTGGGCTAGGGTGTTGTCGTCGGCAGAGGAGAAGACCGTGATCCGCGTACCGCAGGAGTAGTTACCCAGCCCCTGGGGCATATCGTTAGGCGCGCGGGCCGAGTCGCAAAGGACGATGGCCTTTGGCAGTACGTTGGTATCTGCACCGTCGCCAGTGTAGATAGACACTCCGGCCAGCTCGGTCTGAGCTGAGAGGTGGGAAGCGATAGCCGCTTCTAGGATTTGGCGTGAGGATTTAGTGCCCATAAAGTTTTATTTCTTGCGGTTGGCGCGGGCGGTAGCGTCGCGCACTCTTGCTGGCAGGGTTGCCTGAATCTGTTTAACTCGGTTTCCGTAGACAAGGTTTACCATTCCCGCATCGGTTGCAACATTGTTGATGTTGCCGATCAGATTAGTGGCTGTCATGGAGACCGTGCTACCTGTCTCGGTCATTGAAAAGAAGCCGTCTGGCGAACGGTTGCGATCTACCCATGGGGCATTATAAACGCCCACATTCCGGGCATTGCCCTTAGAAGTCATTAAAGGTGGAATCATACGCATAGCAGAAGCCCATCCAGCCTTAACGCGGCCAACTTTAATCTGACGCTCGGCGATGTATGCCTGCAGCTGAAGGGCAGTTCCGACCATGTATTGAGGCCCACCCACAGGGGCGTTCTTGGGCCAGCGCCCACCGACCTTGGCTTTGTAGCTGTCATGGATGCCGCGGAAATCGTTAGTAGGGCCAAGTATGGGGCGATATGAACCGTCAGCCGTTGCTTTGTTGAGGTAGTTCTGAGCTTTGGCAAAGGCTCTCCCTACGTCCGTGTCCTGCATAATCTTACGCATTACCGGTCCCAAGCCCTTGATGTTTTTCTCGGTCAATTGCAAATAAGCGAAGTTTATAAATGAGTTTCCAGATTGAGATTTTTCCCTAAAACCAACTTGTCCTTCCAGATTCGTTCGTGACTGCCTTTGCGGGGAACCGCTAGATTTTACAGCGTTAATAATTTGCCGAAGAAATACGCCCTTTGACCTTACGCTTTGGTCCATAGGGATAAAGATGCGTTTAACGTCCTTCTCAAGTTTCCCCCTGCCAGCAGTCTCAGCTTTGGGGCTAAGGCCCTGGCCGCCACCCTTGAGCATAGGGGGGGTGAAAATCATGGCGTCCCTGAGCATCAGTCGCATCTGCTCGTTGGCGATTATCTTGCGATCTACATTAACGGTATTCGCAAACTCGGTAATGGCCGCGTCAAAGTCGGCCTTACTCTTTGGAACGATAAAGCCTGTCTTAGCCATTACTGATTGTCGTCAACGCACTCTAGCTCGATGACGGCTGAAGTCTGTTTATAGGACTGGCCCTTGATTCGGAGGACTTGGCCGTTAACCGTGAACTTCTTACCTTCGCCCAGGGAGGCGATAGGAACCCCTGCGGCCAAGGTAGCGACCTGACCCCCTACCCGGCCATCAGAAGCCGTCCAAGGGGCCGTAGCGGCGGCGAAACGCACCGTCCACATCTTCTGGTCAACGAAGCCCCCAGAGTCGAACTTAGGGGTGTTCATCGGGCGGG